CTCCGACACCGCCCCGGCCAACACGCGCAAGCTTTGGCTGCACTATGCTCAGCCGTCGACAGGTGCGCGCGGCACTCTCAAGCGGTACGACACGGCCAGCGACACATGGATCCCCATGTCCGCGCTGGAGTTTACGACCTACCTCAACGTCAGCGCCCGCCCGAAGATCTTCTTTCAGGCTGAGAACCCCGTTGCACCTGAGCGCGGTGACTACTGGTGGCATACGGATGAGGACGGCATCGTCTCGATCTACATGCCGACCGGCACCGGCACCTCCGCTTGGATCGACTTCAGCGGCGGTGTTCTGGATCAGAACACGTTGGCTCAGGTGAGCGTCACCTACTCCAACGGCGCCAGCCCGCACGCTAACCCCCGGTACGGCGACTGGTGGACGTCACCCGCCAACTCTCATGAGTACCTATACACGCGCGCTGGTGTGTGGCGCGACATGAACGACTGAGGGCCTCATGGCATTTCCGACCAGTCCAACCAACGGCCAGCAGCATGTGGCCGGGGGCGTAACCTACACGTACGTTACCGCTCAGAACCGATGGCGCCGGAGCACCATCAGTGCCACTCCAGGCGCGGCCAGCATCTCTCGCGCCATGCTCGCGAGCCAAGTGGCGAGCCCCGACAAGATCAATCTGGCCGTCACGTTCGGAACCAACACACCCCCAGGCAACCCGGCCAATGGAGCCATCCACGTCGTCGGCTCGAGCCCGACTGGCGCATTTGCGGGCCACGCCAACGATCTTGCTATCTACGACGGATCCGCCTGGACGTTTATTGCACCCTACGAGGGGCTCATTGTCTGGGACGCCGCTGCTGACAAGCTGAAAGCCTACACCGGCAGTGTGTGGCAAGATGCCTTCCTCGTCAGTGCTCTGCAGCTCACGTCGGCGTCCCAGTTGGCTGACGGCATGGTGATTCCGTCCAAGCTCGCAGTGACCGGGGTCACCGCTGGCTCTTACAACAACGCCAACATCACCGTGAACGCACAGGGGCAGGTCGTCGCTGCTGCCAACGGATCGGCTCAGGGCACCATTGATGCGTCGTCGATCCTGACCGGCACTCTCCCCATCGGGCGGGTGCCTGCGATCTCAGGTGGCGATGTGACGGCACCGGCCGGGTCAGCTGTGCATACGCTGGCCAATAGCGGTGTTAGCGCTGGCACGTACGCATACCCGACATCGATCACGGTTGACGCCAAGGGACGCCTAACGAGCGCTACGGCGGGGTCTGCACCGCAGCCCATCCAGCTGCTGGGCTCGTTCGTAAACGGGGTCTTCGTCAGCGGGACTCCGAGGGCAAATGATCTCGTCTTTTATGCTCAGGCTGGATACGGGGGTTGCCCGGCAACTGGGTTCTATACATGGGGCACATGATCATGAGTTATCATCCCGTGGTTCGCTCAATCCGTCCGATCAGCGTGATCATGACCGTTTGCGCGATCAGCGGCATCGCAGTGGCCTGCTCGCCTGCATTCAAGCTGCCCGGCAAGCCGGAGTGGTCCAAGGCCATCCCGCAGACCGACAACAATGGCGTCGGCGGCAAGTCGGGGTAACGGAGCTTCCCAATGTCGATCACGGAAACAGGCGACACGCCAAAGGTCCGCAAGAGGCCCGGCCCAAAGACCGGCGCCGAGCAAGTGGCCGCTGGTGTGCTCGACAACACCAAGTACCGCCCCGAAATGTGCGACAAGGTCATCGCATGGGGAAAGGAAGGGCGATCCAAGACGTGGATGTGTGCCGAGCTCGATATCGCTCCCCAGACGATGTACGAATGGGCGAAGATGCACCAGCAATTCGAGGCGGCTCTTACGCGAGCAATGACCCACGCACAGCGCTGGTGGGAAGATCAGGCGCAAGAGAACCTGAAGAACCCAGGCTTCAAGGCGGACCTATGGTCGCGCAACATGGCATCACGTTTTCGCAAAGAATGGACCGAAACCAAGCACGTGACCAATGAGGACGGACCCAATCGCGCAGCTGCGACTGCCGAAGATCGATCCCGCACGCTTGAACTGCTTGACCGGCTCGGACTGGTCGCAGCTGCGGGCGGCTCTGGAGAACGAGCGCCGCCTCAGGGCGAGGCAGAGTTTCCTGTCGTTCGTGACATCGATCGACGTGCCAGGGGCGCCTCTTAACGAGGACGACGAAGACACGGAGGAGTTTTACCCCGTCACCATCGCGCCGGCCCGCCACCATCGACTGGTGTGCGAGGTGCTTCAGAGAGTGGCTGATGGGCACCTGCGCCGGGTCATGATCTTCATGCCGCCCGGATCAGCAAAGAGCACCTACGCGTCAGTGTGCTTCCCTCCCTGGTTCATGGGGCGAAAGAAGCGAAGCAACATCATCACGCTCAGCTACGCGGCGGATCTCGCCCGCAAGTTCGGGCGTCGTTGCCGCTCAATCGCCAAGAGCCCTGAATTTCGAGACATTTTCGGGACCGGGTTGTCGAAAGACGCCACGGCCGCAGACGAGTGGAACCTCGGGAACGGCTCCACATACATGACCAACGGCCTGATTGCTGGCGTGACCGGCAACCGCGCTGATGGTCTGATCATCGATGACCCGGTTCGCGGCATCAAGGACGCCGACAGCGAGGCCTTTCAGAAGGCGACATACGAGGCCTACATCTTCGATGCCAGAACCCGTGTGAAGGGCATGGGCTGGCAGATCATCATCCAAACGCGGTGGAATCCGAACGACCTGGCCGGCAAGCTCCTGCCGGAGGACTACAAGGGACAGACGGGCGTGATCACGTGCCGCGATGGGCACGACTGGTTCGTCCTGAATCTGCCTTATGAGGCGGAGCACGATGATGATCCCATCGGCAGGAGGCCGGGGGATTTGCTCTGGACTGAAGCAGGATCAATCCTCAACCCGAACGACATTCTGCCCATCAAGCTCAGCACTGACCCAGTGCAAATGCGAACATGGGCAGCACTCTACCAGCAAAGGCCCACTCTCGGCTCTGGTTCGTATTTCCTCGAGGAGTGGTTTCGCTACTACGACGAGCTGCCGCAGCACCTCACATTCTACGGCGCGTCGGACTATGCCGTTTCGGATCAGTCTGGCGACTTTACGGTCCATGGTGCGGTCGGGGTTGATGCCGACGACAACATTTACGTGGCCGACTTTTGGCGCGGGCAGAAGGACCCAAGCGTAACGGTCGACGCATTCCTGGACATTGCGGAGCAAAGGAGCCCGCTGGCGTGGGGCGTCGACAAGGATCTGATCGTGAAGTCGCTTGGCCCGTTCATCAACGTTCGCATGCGCGATCGAGGCGTCTATGTCGCTCTCGACGAGATGCCCCTCGGCAGGATGAACAAGGAGATGCGGGCCACGTCGTTCCGCGGTCGCATGGCTCAGGGCAAGGTTTACTTCCCCCGCAACAGCCCGTGGGTCGCCGACATGAAGCGCCGGATGCTCGAGTTCCCAGTTGTTCAGCACGACGATGAGATCGACATGCTTGGGTTGGTCGGGCGGCTGATCGACAAGATGGTTGGAGGTCGAGGCCCCGGCGTCGCCGCTCCCGCTAACGTTGCCGCAGACTACGGGTTTGAGGACAACGCAGAGACGAGTGCTTGGACCACGGGGTGACAATCTCCGTGTCGTGTGAGCCGTGAAGCATCAGATGCAGGACTAACCGAACTCCATGATGTCCGCCCCGATCCAACCCGGCCCCGTTCCGCCGGGCGGGATAGGTGCGTCCGCAGTTCCGCCCCAGCCACAGCAGCCGCAGCGTCCGATCACCCTCGGGCAGATGATGCCGCCGGGGTTTGATCCCAACCAGGGCATGCCCATCCCAGGTGGCCCGCACGTCGATCTGAAGGACCTCGCTGGCGCAGCCAATGACGAGGAGGGCCTTCCGGTCCACCGCCTTGTTCAGATGTACACCGCATGGGCGATGACCAAGCAGAGCGAGCTCGTCAACCAGCTGCGATGCGAGGCCTTCTATCACGGCAAGCAGTGGGACGAGGCCGAGAAGCGCATCCTGCGGGAGCGCAATCAGCCGGACACGTATTTCAACGAGCTGCGAAAGAAGATCGACAGCTACGTTGGAATTGAGCAGCGACTGCGGCGCGATCCCAAGGCCTACCCCAACACGCCGGCGCACGATGGCGACTGTGATGCCGTCACAGCAGGTCTGAGGCAGACGGCAACTGAGACCAAGGCGCAGAGGACCTTCTCGGAAGGCGGTCGCGATTTCTTCGTGCGCGGGATCGGCGCCATCTTCCAGGGTGTGGAGCGCACACCGGCCGGCGAGATTGCCATCATCAAGCGCTACGTCCCGGCCGCCAATGTCGTCTACGACCCGCGCTCGACGCTGTGGGATTTCTCTGACGCCAAGTTCTTCGGCGAGTGGGGATGGTTTGACGCCGAGGACGCCGAGGACCTGTTCATCAAGCTCGGCCGCCCCGACAGCGCGCAGAAGATGGCCAGCCTCAAGGGCCAGTCCGGCACGGGCGGTTCTGGCCAGGTGCCGGGCGAGTGGGCGCGGATCAGGGCGGATTGGTTCTCGCTCGACTTAGGCCGGGTGCGTTTGGTCCATCTCTACTACAAGCACCGCGGCGAGTGGTGGTGCGCCTACTTCTGCGGCCAGATCGAGCTCTACAACGCGCCGTCGATCTACAAGAACATGGAAACTGGGCGCTCCATGTGCCCGTACAATCCGGTCTCCTGCAACGTGGATGAGACGGGCGAGCGCTATGGCGTCGTCAAGGATCTGATCCCAATTCAGCAGGCGATCAACGCGCGCCATTCCAAGCTGCTTTATATGCTGTCCGTCCGACAGATCCTTATGGAGCGCGGTGCGGTCGATGATCCCGAGAAGGCTCGGAAGGAGGTGCGAAGGGCTGATGGACTCATCATCCTCAACCCGCGTGGCAAGGAAGGGATCGACAAGAAATTTGAGATCAGGACGATGGACGCGGAGATCCAGGGCCAAGCCCAGCTTCTCGATAGCTCCATCAAGATGATGCAGACGTACGGGCCCAACACCGCGATCCTGGGCAAAGGCGAAGGCATCGACAATGCGTCGGGCCGCGCCATCCTCGCCCGCCAAAACTCCGGCATGACCGAGATGTCGCCGGTGTTCGAGCGATTGCGCGAGTGGAAAATCGAGAGCTACCGCCGCGATTGGCTCCTCATTCGCCAGTTCAAGACCAACGAGTGGTGGATCCGCGTCACCGACGACGACAAAGGAAGCAAGTTCGTCGTCCTGAACCAGGTCGCCATCAATCCGCAGACCGGGCAAATGCAGGTCGTCAACGATGTGGCCCGCATGGACATCGACATCACCATCGAGGAAGGCCCCGATACGGTGACGATGAACGAGGAGTTGATGGACATCATCGCGAAGGCGGGGAACATGCCGCTGCCGCGACTGAAGACGATCATCCAGCTCTCCGGCGCCCGCAATAAAGACTATCTCTTCAAGCTGCTCGATGAAGAAATGCCGAAGCCAGACCCTGAGGCCGCCAAGCAGCAAGACAAGATGAACCTGCTTGCGCTCGCCGAGAAAGCGGCTGGCGTCGACAAGCTCATCGCCGAGGTCGAGAACAAACGGGCCGACAGCCTCGGCAAGATGGCGACAGCCATGGTCGGGCCTGAGGTGATGCAGATGTTTCCGCTCGATTACGGTGCGAGGTCGTTTGTCGAGGACGTGTTGGGTCAGGATCTGCACCCGATGACAGCGGACAACGTGTTTGCAGGGCCGGGCATGGGCCTTCCGCCAGCGCCGATGATGGGGCCTGCGTCTCCCGTGCCTCAAATGGGCGGTGGCGCTCAAGCGGCGCCGGGGCTTGGCTTGAACGCGATGCCTGTTCCGGGGGATGAGCCGGGTACGAACCAGATGGGCGGGTTGCCGCTTCCTGGGCCGCAGACGGTGGGCGGCTTGAACCCGCCATCCGGAACGCGCCCATAAACCAGTTCGCCCGCCCCAAGCGATAGAGGGGCACATCGTCGAGTTTTGTTGATCACCCGTGTCCTGCGCAGCCCTCGGCGGCTGTCGTGGATGGGACGTCGCGTCTGCCGATCCGCCCGCTGAGGACACACCAGCGCTTTTGCGACCGCTGCATCGAGATCGCAGCGCCTCCCGCTGAGGCCAACCAGCGCTTTCCGTCATCACCCAACGAAACACGGGGACTGCAATCGTGGATACCTCACCGTCAACGGACGTCGCGCAATCGACGCCTATCATGTCGGCCATTCAGGCAAGTTTGTTCGCCAATGGCCAAGGCCAAGACGCTGCCCAGCCGGCTGCTCCGCATGGGGCTGCACCTGCTCACACGGCAGACCAGAGCCAGCATCAGGGGGGCAACCTCGTTGATCCTGCGCAGATGGTCGATCCGACCCAGCAGGGCGCGGGGCCCGCGGCGACCGACGCTGACATTCGGATCCCGAAAGCACGATTTGACGAGGTCAACGCCGCGCGGCGTGACGCGATCGAGTACGCGCGCGCGATGGAGGCACGGCTCAACCAGGTGGTTGGGTACGCCCAAGCCCTGGAACGAGCGCAGGCCCAGGCCGCGTCACAGCCTCAAGTTCAGCAGGCACAGCATCAGGAAGAGCCGCCGCTGCCGGACATGATCAACGACCCTGCGGGCTATGCCCAAGCGGTCGCGGAGCGTGCCGAACGGCTCGCGGCACAGAGGGTTGCCGAGGTCCAGCGTCAAAGCATTGCTGCACAGCACAAGATCAGCAGGTTCGAGGCAGAGCGAAAGTTCGGCCCCGAGGTTGTCGAAGCAGCCGGCGAATGGGTCCGCCAGAACGGCGACGAGTTCGGCCGACAGCTGTCGAGGCGAGCCGACCCGTGGTCGGCTGCGGTCGAGCTGTATCGTTTGCAGCAGCTGCGTAGCGCTGTTCCCGACGCAAACCTGGATCGGTTTCGCGAGCAAGTGCTGCGTGACGCGCTCTCGAATCCCGAGGTCCTGAAACAGATCGCTCCGATGGTTCTTCAGAACCGGCCGGGCGTCCAAGCTCCCCCTGCTGCCATCCCACCGCCGCTCTCAGGCGGACCGCGAAGCAACGTGACCGTGCCGGGACAGATGTTCCCGTCGGGCATGCAGGCGGTCAGCGCGCTCCTGGAGCAGAGGGCGGCACGCAACCCCAGATGATGAAGGAAATCCGCTATGGCATCGCCATATGTGACAGGAATGCCCGACGTGTCGGCGAAGCCGGCAAGCTTCGACGATCCCGTCTGGCGCACACAGTACATGCTCGAGTGGCTCGGCACCTTCCGCTACAACAAGATGATGGGCGGCAGCGGCGATACGCCGATCCACTACTTCTCCGAGGTCAAGTCGCGGGGCGAGTACATCAAGGTCCCGCTGCTCGGCGCCATGCGCAAGAATGGTGTTTCCGGCAACATGGTCCTCGAGGGCCGCGAAGAGAAGGCCGACGAACATCTCTACAACTGCCGCATCGAGCACTGGCGCAACGCCATCGGCGTGACCGAGTGGGACGAGCGCCGGCGTCCGGTGGAGCTGCTGCCGCAGCTGCGTCCGCTGCTCATGAACTGGTCGAAGACTCGCCTTCGCGACTACGTGACAGATGGCATCTGGTCGACGGCGCTGCACACCACGATCCACGTGCCGCTCCGCAACCCGGATGCGACACAGGTGCTCTCCGGCGATCCGGCGATCGTGAACGTGCAGGCCCAGGCGACCACCACGCAGCTCAATGCGTGGCTGACGGCCAACGGTGATCGCATCATGTTCGGCGGCAACGACACCGTGCCGGTTGCCGGCAACTTCGCGAGCTCAGTTGCGGCGTGCACCACGGCGACCGATTATCCGTCGGCGGCCAACCTCACCAAGCTCAAGGATCGGGCGGACCTTGCGCACAAGTCTGGGTACGGCATCGAGCCCCTGCGGATCGGGGACGATGACGAGACGGGCTATGTCCTGCTCTGCTCGCTCGGCTACTTCAACAAGCTGCGCAACGATACCGACATCAAGGAGTTCAACAAGGCCTTGGTGCAGACGTCTGGCTCGAATGGCGGTGGCAAGTCCAACCCGTACTTCGCGTCGGGCGATCTGATGTGGGACAACATCGTGATCAAGCGCATCCCCGAGATGGGCGAGCATCGCGACATTGTGAACACGACCGACAAGACGTTCTCGCGCGCCGCTCTGCTCGGCAAGCAGGCCGTTGCGCTCTGTCTTGGCGACGACACGCAGTTCCGTCCGCTCGAGCGCGACTACGGCAACTCCAAGTCCGTTGCGATCCGTGAGAGTCTCGGCGTCGGCAAGATCCAGCGCGAGCTCGCGAACGGCAGCAGGATCGATTATGGGGTCGTGTCACACGTCACAAGACATTGATCAATCCGAGGGGCGGGCTGTGCGCCCGCCCCTCGCTCCAATCAGCTGGAATAGGATGCAATGATCACATTGCGATACATCGGCTCGGAGTCATCGCCTGACGAAGGCGTGCTTTGGGGAGTTGCCGTGGTCAAGGGTGGCGAGATCGACATCGCGCCCAGCCATCCCGACTACAACACGATCAGAAATCATCCGTGGTTTCAGATCGTGGACGCGAGCGAGGCCACGTCTGCGCCGGACGTCGCGCAAGCCGCTGATGCCGACGTTGAGTCTCATGATGAAGCAGATCCTGTCGGTCCTGACACCCCTGTGAAGCAGCGTCGACGCCGCCGCACCAAGGCTGAAATGGAGGCCGCGCGCGCGGCTGAGGCTCATGACGACGCGAACAGCGAATGACCTCGCCCGGCGCGTCGCCGGCCTGATGAACATGCTGCGCCCAGGCGAGAACCTCGATCAGCGCGACGCCACGACGATCAAAGAGGCCTGGACCGAGGTGAACGCATGGCTGCGATCGGATGGTGTCACATGGTACGGCGACGACGACATCCCCGCTGACGTGTTCCGCCGCATCTGCTGGCTGGTGGCTGTGGAGGTGTCGACAGAATTTGGCGCGCTGCCGATCGTGCTCAATGCGATCAGCCAACCAGATGCGCAGAGCGCCAAGGATTGGCTGGTGATGGAGCTGCGCCGAAACGTTTCGAAAGACCACCTGCATGAGCCCATGGAAGGGGTGTTCATGTAATGCCGCCGCTTCCGCTGTCGTTCGGGCTGTCATCGTTCAAGGGTAAGTTTCGGCTTGATGCGAACGTGAGAGCTGTGAACGCGTACGCGCGACAGATCACCGGGGGGCGCGCAAACGTCGGTCTCTACGCGACGCCAGGCCTAAAGGCGTGGATCAGCCTCCCAACGGGACCCTATCGCGGCGGCGCGGTTGTCGGCGACCTGCTCTATGTGGTGTCGGGCCGAGTGCTCTATGTCGTGACGCCGGCTGGGGATATCGCCGAGCTCGCGGGAATCCCCGGTGATGCCCCGGTGCAGATGGTCGCGAACGCACTCGATCAGCCGGACATCCTGCTTGCTGCGGATAGCAAGGTCTGGTGGATCAAGGGCGCCGTGTGCACGCCCTACGCGCCGGAGGCAGTGACGGGTTCCGTCGTCGATGTGGACTTCGTGCGCGGTCGGTTCGTGCTGTTCCAATCCAACGGGCAGTTCTACTACACCCGGATCAACTCGATCGAGGTCGAGGGCGACGCGTTCTATAACGCCGAAGGCAAGGCTGACGGACTTGTTGGTGGATGGGTACGTCGTCAAGAGGTGTGGTTGCTCGGATCGGAATCGACCGAGCTATGGGCGCCGACGACGGACGTGGATGACCCATTTGGCCCGCTGGGGGCTGGGGCGATTCCGATCGGCTGCAAAAACGCCGCGACGATTGCCGAAAACAGCGATGATATCTTCTGGGTCGACAACAACAACCAGGTGCGTCGCGCTCAGGGCTACACGCCCAAAGAAATCAGCCCGGAATGGGTGGTCGAGATCATTGAGGCGGAGCCCAACCCGGAATCGCTGCGGGGATTTTCGTTCGCCCTGGGGGGATTGAATTGGTACGTGTTGATGGGCTCCACGTTCTGCCTCTGGTACAACCTCGCCTCCGGCCAGTGGATCGAGCGGCAGACGGACGGACTGCCGACGTGGCGCGGCGTCGGCGCTGTCGCGTTCGCCGGCCATGTGGTGGTTGGGGATCATCGATCCGGTCAGCTGTGGCGGCTCACAGCCGATCACCCCTTTGACGGCGATGTGCCGATCCACATGCGTCTCCAGAGTGGCATTGTGCATGCGTGGCCGATGCCGCTGGCGATGCATAGTCTCCATGTGGACGTGACGTCACGACCGACCATGGGGGATGTGTCGGAGGCCGATCGCACCATTGCTCTGCGTCTGTCCGAGGATGGCGGGGGCAGCTGGTTTGCGCCTCTGACGCGTGTGCTTGGTGAACGCGGTGCAGCGTCGCGGGTTATCTTTCGCCGGCTGGGTACATTCGAGCGTCAAGGCGCGACTGTGGAGCTGGTGCTGCCCGCTGTTGCGGCTGGGTGTGTGAAGTCGGCAGTGATCAACGCAGAGCAAGGATCAACGTGACCATGTCGGATGAGCGCTACAAATGGCCGACGTCGGGCGGTGATTACAACAGCCAGCTCAATCAGATCGGCACACCGGTCAATCCCCTCGAGGACTACATGGCGCAGCGCGCGGCTGAGGAGCGTCGCAAGATGGCTGAGCGAGCGTTGGGTGCCGTCATGACGGGCGGGACGGCGATTGCGATGCCGACATCAGCGCCCGTCACCGTGCCCATGACGATCGCGCAGGCCATTGCGGCGCTGGCAAAGCAGAGATCCTCTCACGGTTACGACAGTGCCGCCGTCATGTGGAACGATGCGCCTTTCCCGAACGTGGATATCGCTCGTGAGGCGGGCGCTCGGTACGGCACCGGCCGGAAGGGGCCGCAGTGATGTCCCAGTTTGCGACGCCCACGCTATCGCCGACGCTGGTTGACAGCGTGAAGCGGTTCGAGGGGTTCACGCCGCGAGCGAAGTGGGACTACAAGCAGTACACGAATGGGTACGGCACGCGGGCGAGGTACGCCGGCGATCAGATTGACGAGGCAGAGGCCGATCGCCGTTTGCGGGCGGCTCTGGCGGAGGCGCGGGCGACGGTCGAGCGGCACGCACCGGAAGCGCCGGAGGGTGTCAAGAACGCGCTGACCTCGTTGACGTTCAACGCTGGCGCGGACTGGGCCACGGCGGGCCTGGGTCACGCGCTGCGCCGGGGTGACTACCAGGACGCACGGAATCGGTTCCTGCAGTACACGAGAGCGGGCGGAGAGGTTCTGCCTGGTCTGGTCTCAAGACGTCAGCAGGAGGCGGGGTGGTGGTCTCAGGGTGGGGCAGAGGGTCGGATGGGCGTAGGCGGGCCACCGAATGCGTTTGCTCAGCCGGCGTCTCCAACGATCATGGCGGATGGGTTTGGGGCTGGCTGGCGTGATCAGCCGCCGAGGGCTGGTGGCAGTCAGGCTGTGGGCGTGAATGCGTTCCGGTCACCGACGTGGGGAGCGGATCACTACGGGCAGTTCGTTGACTGGGCGGGTGGGTCGAAGGGGCGGAGTTATGTCTGATGGCGCTTGAGCGCCTTGTCGGCGTCTCGCTCGCGGTCCTGCCTCTGCCGATCCATCTCTTGCTTCCACTTCTGGCGAAGGCACTTCCGGTCGTACTGCTCTGGAGTGTCGGCCTGAAGTCCGGGGCACACGGGGCGCTCTCGACATTCGGGGTATGTAATGACTGAAAACTCTTTTTTGGCGATCCCAGCATCAATCATCTTGTAGACCGCCGGAATCGCGGCGCGGCACTCGGCCATCGTCGCAAAGGTGTGTTTGTAGGACCTCTCGACCTTCATCGGCCCATCGTAGAGAAACACGGTCAAAACGTATTCCATCATGGTCGTCGTCCCGGTCAATACTTGCCGCCGCCCGTCGTCTTGAACAACGGCGGCGGGATCTTGGTTGATGCCCACACGCAGTGCGCTTCGGCGCGCCCGTCGTAGCCGTGAGTCCTTAAGCTCTCGTTCGCTTCAGGCAGTTGAGCGCGACAGGTCGACCAATCTGGATGTGTCGACAGGCGCGCTGGAGGCGCCTGTCGATCGAAGAGCAGAACGATGATCAGGTCAATAACCATAGCTAGGGGCAGGGTTTAGGCTTGTTCCGACAGAGGAGAGTGATCAACCCCTGGCGTCGGCGCTCTTCGTTATTCTTCATTCTCTCGCGGTCCGCATCCGTCTCCACCACGCAGTTGATCAGCAGGTTCGGCACTGGCGCCTTGGCGTAGGCAGCTTCGGCGAGAGCCTGTGCCTCTTTGCAGGCCGCCATGGTTGGATACGCGGTACGCAC